AGATAGTATGAAGCGGAAATGGATAGCAATATATAATATAAATTTACAAAATTATTTAGGAGAATATGATATTTTCCCTTATAATAATTATTATTATTACTTAGACGAGCAATTACAAAAGCTCATGGATAGATATACAATAGAAAGATATTTAATACCAAACAAATGCGGTTGCTGAGATTTATGGTAGCTTAAAACTAGATATAAAGAGCCTTAAAGCAAGGGTTGCCGCAATCTAAAAAATTGGGAGCCTCAATTAAGAGACTCCCTTTTCTTTTTACTCTTGATGTTTATTTTCAAGATTACATAAACGAGCATCAATACGAATTAGAGTTTCATTAAATTTACTTAAAGTATCATTAAACTTATCTAATTGCGCGTACATTTTGTCTTCTCTTGCTGTTGCTTCCTTTTGAATTTCCTCAATTCTTTCATTATAGTCTTTTCTTTGGTTACTAACAATCCAATAGATAAACCAAGCGCAGGCAATTACCGCAACAATAGGAAAACCAACAGTAGAAATAAGAGATGTAATTGTACTAATATCCATGAAGCCTTCTCCTTTCTAACCAAGTTTAATTTTAATATAACTTATTAAGCTCGGATAAATTCTTCAATACATTATCTGTTACAATCTTTTGTGCATCTGTATATTGTTTATATATATCATCAAAAGAAGTTTCAATTCTACCAACTTCTAAGAAACTCTTATCAGGCTGGTCTGGGAATATCACAATCTTCTTGATGCGCAAATCTCTATTTACTCCTTTAATCTCATCTATAATTTTAATAGTATCACCAGTATCAAGAGAAGAAGAAGTCAAACCAACAATTCTAATTTTATATGCGGTTGCGGGCTGTGCTGCGTCTTTGAGCTTGACCTTAGCAACTTTAAGCAAGTCATCCGCGCTTTCTATATTAGTGTTTACATAATACCCCACAATTACTTCATCAGTATAACTAAAGTCCTCAATCCACATACAATTATTATTAACTAATTGAATTGTCTTGCCATCTTTTCCTATTGGTATTAATCTAGTTACTAAATCATAAGTATCTGATTGTACTTTACAATAGCTAAGATTAGTTTCATTAAAGAAGAACGATTCTTTATATTCACCTTTTGTATTCCAAATCTTTATTCTCTTGTTTTTAGTATCGTATTCAACTTCTACATCATATAATTCAACAAGAGAAGAAAGAGCTTCTAATGCGGTTTTGCGGCTGATGCTGACTGTATAGCTACCTTTTACCTCTTGTTCAAACTCATAAGTCCAGTCTGTATCTTCTAATACGATATCTAAGCATTTCTTTAAACTCATATTATAACCAGTTAGACTGTCTATTGATTTGCGAGATAATTTGCCCCATTGTGGCTTACAGTAAACATCATAGAGGTCATTAGTTTCCATATTAACTTCTTTAATTCTATAAAGGTAGTCGTCAATTTCAACTTCCATTTCCTCTTTAAGTCTGCAATCTATATATGGAACTTGAAACTGAGCTGTTTTATACCCAGTTCCAAGCTCTTTAGTGATTTGTAGATTCTTGACTTCAACCGCTTTGATAAACTCATTTTTATCATACAGTTTTATCATCTTTAATACCTCTCTACATATCTTATTTCTACATGAGTAGTAGTATTCTTATTAAATTTTAAGCAATTTAAGCCATTTTTTAATTTAGGCATAGTAGGGAAATCAAATGTACTAATTTTCTCTTTATTATAACTCACTCCAGCTTTGTTAACAACAATAGAATGAGTTGAACCCAATGGCTTTTCTACATAAATTTTAAAATAATCATTGTTAATATAAAAATCAACAAAAGAAGGATTAGTAACAGTAAATTCTAATTCTAAGTCTGCGGTTGCCCCCTTATAGGAAACTTCATGTGAGTCCCAAATCTCCACAGCACCAACACCCGCTTCTATAGCTTCTTCAGGCTCATTATGCGGATATTCTGGTTTATCAGAACTATACCAAACCGCATATACAATCTTATGACTGTAGCCTTCACTTAAAATAGCTAGGTTTGTAGCATCTTCAGGCATGGTTGCCGCGACTCTTTCTTTTATGTTTTCTTCTATTGTTGAATTATCCAAACCTTCAATAGGTAGGATACAATAGCCAAGTCCATTATCCTTAGCTATTGTTTCCTTATAAATCTCTACAATACAAAAGTCTTGAATAGAGATAGAATCATATTGAAGATTAGGATAAGTATTTAATGTCTTTGTCATATTTTAACTTATCCTCCTCTTGATTAGAATGAAGCTATTGCGAAGTTCTTAGTATACAGTTCTTCACCAGTAGCCTTATCCTTAACTATAATATACTGACCTGTTCTACTCTTGCTTGAAGTAACATCCATCTGCCAAAGAGCACGACCCCACTTATCTGTGCCAGCCGCTTTAAGTGTATAATAAGAAGAACTATAATAGCTTAAAGTTAAGGTGCCTTTATAATTAGGTACAGAATAAGCTATAATTAAATCAGTAGATAAAGCAGTAGGTTCAGTACCAGTATCATAAGCACCAGTTGTCCAAGTTAATGCGTTCTCTCCCATTGTAGTTTCGCTGTCAATATAAGACGTACCATAATAGATTAACAAGTTTGGTTCAACTGTTGGCTCTGGATCTGGTATATCAGGAGTAGGATTATCAGGAGTATCTGGAATAGTAGTAGTATCATCTGGAGTATTTCCGCTTGTGCCATCAGTTTTAGACCAAGGTAAATAAGTCATAGTCACCATATCATACAAACCAACATCATAGGTGTTAATAAAACCATTCTTAACGTGTGTATCAATAGGAACAAAATCACGAACTAATTCTTCTTTATAATACACTTGTACTCTTGCTATATCACAGTATCGACCAGTACCTTTTATACCATTTAAAACTAAAAGATTACCAGTTAAAGTAACATTATCAAAAGGAACTCTATCTAAAGTAACACCGTTGAAGATAACGTCTGCGGCTGGTGTCCCTGTGCTCTCTGAGACTAGCCCATACTTCCTAATAGGGGTGTCCGCAATACTTTCTAATGTTTCTATAATAAAGTTCTTTCCGCTTGTAGTTGAGCTATCATAAACTTCATAATCGCGGGCATCTGTTTCATCTTTAAGGTAAACATAAGCATCAGGCACAACTAATGTTAAACTCATTCCACCTTTATAATCTGACTCTTGTTTACTACCAAATAAAGAACCATTACCAGTACTAACATTATTAATAGAGAAGAACCTACCATAAACAACAATACCAATATCTTTAATATCCCAATCCGCACCAACTCCTAAATCAAAGAAGTATTGATTATCAGAGCCAGTAGTAATAACTGTACTAGGATAAGTAGTATCAAGAGGTAAATCAACAAAGCCTTCTAATACAACTCTGTTATAATATATATTCAATTCATCATGCTCTTGTAAAAACTTTTTAGCTTCATCAAGAGAAAAAGAAGGAAAATCATAATCTTCAATATAAATGAAACCATTAGTATCATTATATTTCTTATGTTTATTTAAATCAATTCCTGCGGCAAAGAAGAAACTATTCCAATCTTCAGCTTCTGCATCGAGATTAACCCACACAGACGCGGTTTCCAGAGGTACTAAGCGCTCATCCGCATCAAAACAAACGCTATAGCCTTTCATTGTAGTTTCCCAATTCTCAATATAATTTACTGTTATTTCTTTGAAATTTCCAGTATTATCAATATCAAAAGAAAGAGTAGTATTCTCACCAATTCCCCAATCATTCTTTAATAAATAAGTAACTTTAAATACACCATTTTGAACTCTCTCTGGTGCGGTTGACCCATTTAGAACACAAGGAAAAGATAAATCAATATCATCAAACTTTAATACGCAATTAGCTAATTGAGAAGTAAGTTCACTTATAGATTTATAAGCCTTATCTTCATCTTCATAACAACTAACTAAAAAGGTAAGAGCAAGTGTTCTCCAATCATAGCTTTGATGAAGCACTACACCTTCAGTTGCCCCATCTAACCAATCAATTACACTCTTTATATTTTGAGTGTAGGCAACTCTATCCTTCAATTCTGCATTAAAGTAAGATAATTCAATATCATTTATTTTCATGTCTTATCTCCTTTTTATAGCTTTTCCTAATTCATTCAACATATTGCTATTACTTTCTGCTTTTGTTGAATCTACATCAGGTCTACTTTGCTCTTGTTTATTAGAAGGGACAGGAGTAGAAGTAACCATATCTTTTAAAGTAGTAGTTAAATCCAATTATTTATCCTCCAATCCAAATTTTTTTAATGTTTGCGCGCGGTCTGCCTTATGGCCTCCATCAATCTCGAATGGAGTAGCATTAATATCACACGCTTTTCTTTCTGCTATTATTATTAAATTTCCCACGTTATTTATTAACTTAATATGCCCATTATACGCAAGATTTATATCTTCGGGTGAACTAGAGTAATAGCTGCTCATAGCTCCCATTTCCGCACATTTTTCTTTTAAAGAGGAAAGATAGGGTGCTTGTTTATCTACCTCTTGTTGTACTGCTATTCTTAATTTCTTGATATTAGGTAATTTCAAAAGCCGCATTAAGTCTTTATTTACTTCTAGCTTTTGATAACCAAGAGAAAAGAAAGAATCAATAACCTTCATTGTAAGGTTAATATTAAAGTAGAAGCACCCTATCTTAACTGTTCTCATACCTCTTCTAAAGCTCCTTTACCTTGCAATACAAGACTATAAGTTACATCCTTATTAAATGTCGCACCAATAGGAAAAGAAGTAATAATGGCTTTACCAATATAACCATTGCTTAATGTAACTTCAATTACTTCTCCATTAAGGAACGCGGTTTCCAGTGCTTTTAAGCCTTTATCATCTAGAACATAGGCACCACTACATTGAATAGACCAATATTTAGCACCAGCCGCAAAGTCATCCCATTTAAGTTCTATCTTATCTGAAATGTCTGCTGTTCTTGTTCCTCTTGTTAATTTTGCATCTTGTTGTGCGGCAACCGGCTCATCACCGACTTTAAGCAAGACATCTAAACCCTTCATATTACACCTCCATAGTTTCTATACTTAGAGTAATAATCCCGTGTTTAGTAACTGGACCTTGCTCTTTATCATCAACAATATCGAGTGTAGGTTTTACATAAGTTATGCCATCTAACTGTTGTACTGCACTAACTAAGGGTAAAATCTCAATATTGTAATAGTCTAATATTTCTTTTTCTCCTTTATAACGAGAAAATACATCTAATCTAAGTAACCAGTTTGCTTTATCATAATTCTTATAATGAGTATTAATTACATTAGTAGTCTTTAAAACACCATAAGGAAATTCTTTACTCTGACTATCAGGATTATCAGTAACTTTGATAGAACAAGCTGATACAAGACCATAAACAGTTTCTTTTATATTTAACATCTTGTTTTCTCCTTTTTAATGTGATGGATGATGTTCTTTTTCTGTTCCTTCCCATATTTGAGAGAACGGGAAAGTAAGTACCTGCGCAATGAGCATACCTAATATCATACCAAGCATTTGCGCAAGAAAGGCACCAATTCCTCCACCAGTCCCACTTGCTTGTGCTTCATTGATTTGCTCTTGATATTGTTCCATTTGAAGTAAGTGCGCATATACATCATTATAGGCATCTTCAAGCGGGGTTGTATCATATCCTTCAGCAGAGCACTTCTCAATCCAAGTAGCTAAGACTTGTAGATACTGCCAACACTGTTCAATGCCTCCTGTACAACCAGCCAACAGAAAAGCAAAATCGCTGTCCATCTCTTGATAAAATAACCATCGTGCATTAAAATCAGCTTCAGTAGCTTCCCAAGCAACTTGTAAAGCAGCTTCAAAATAAGGTTGCGCTTTCATTTTATAAGTGCCATATTCTTGATAGGCTGAGTAAGGGGCATCAGACCAACATTCTATACCTCCATCATCTGCACCAAACCCTATATGGTCGCGTAAATAACCAGTATCTACGGGACAGGTTTGGGTAGCGTACTCTAAGAACGCTTCCCCAAAACTCTGCCAACAAGAGCTGTAATCTATTGGAATCCCGCAGAGTGGAGAGTAGGAATATAAATCAAGAGTATCAGGAGTTATATCCACATATAAGGCACCATCACGAATTTCTGTGCCTAAGTATCCCATTATTCTGTAACTTCCACAAGAGTAATAAGATATTGATTGCGGTAAGGCACTTGAGCCCTTAACTCATATTTCTTACCATCAAATAAAAAATAAATTCTAGTTTTTTCTTCCATTTATTATAAATCCTCCTCATTCCAAGCTAGTCTAATAGGCCAGGCTCCAGCACCAGCAGCATTACTACTAGAAGCATAACCAACACCTAATAAAGTGCGGTCATCACCTGGGTCAGTATAGCTAGAGTTTGCGGCTAATCTTTTATGTGTAATAGGGTCTTCTCTTACATGACCTAAACACTGCCATACATGAAGTTTGCAACAAGTAGCTGCGGTAATCTCATTATCCCAATCATTTGATGTATAACCTTCTGCTCCGTTATCATCAAATAAAGTAACAGGAACCATATTAGGAAAGATAGGCTGATAATTCAGTGTTGCTCCTGCAATATTAGCAAAAGAAGGAGTAGCATTATATACATTCATTATAGTAAACATTCTACCATCATTGCATTGGTCTAAGAGGATTTCTGAATAAGCTGAATTAGAAGCTGTACCTCCAAGAGACTTTATATATTTAGTTGTAGCTACATCACCCAAAGAAATAGGATAAACATTAGAGCTACTATAAGTAGTGGCACGTCTATAAGCCTCTTGTGCGATTCCATAATGTTGAGAGGTACTACTTAATACAGTACCAGTCGCATAACCATAGGCAGTATCACCTGCGTTTCTAACCCACTTTATATATCTAGCATTATAAACAGGAATACAATAGTTGACAATGTAATTATCTATAGCTCTTGATGAATCAGTATTTATTTCTTTAAAAGTAATTGGAAGACGTCTACCTTCATCATCTAATGCGGGCAACTCATTTAAAATATATTGTAATGTAGTTTTATTATACCATCTAACTGCCATTCTTTGTTTTGTGCTACCATTAGTTGCAGTAGTACCTGTGCTTATTGTACATAACAATCCAGTTCCCATATAAGCGTCTGTATATCCAGCTGCTTTTATTTCATCTATGTCACCAGCACCACTTGTTGTTGCGGCTGTGGTAGAATATCTTTCTCTTACAACCATCATATATAAATCAGCATCAAGAGCAATAGCAGCTTTCAACTGTTCTTCTGTTGGACCCCAAGCCGCAGTAACTGTTCCATCAACCATTTCTTGTGTCTTACTATATTTATTAGATAAGAGTCTTCCCGCAGGAGCATCAAATCTAATATCATAAGGTGAAGGTGCGGCAACTACTCCTCCACCTTCAATACTCTTAATTTCTGTTGCCATATTCTTAGGTAAGATTAAATTACTCTTACCCGTTTTAGTTCTGATAGCGTTACCAATAGAAGTAAGTGTGCTATCTTCCAAATAAACTTTACTCATAATTAGTATGCTACCTCCTCTGCATTAGTCATCTTTGAATAAACAACTGCGGCAATCGCTTCATAGTCACTATCAGTCACGGTGTAAGTATCACCTTTCTCACCTTGTGGACCAGCAGGACCAGTTTCTCCTTGGATACCTTGAGGTCCTTGTTCTCCAGTGTCTCCCTTTTCACCTTGAATACCCTGTATTCCTTGAGGTCCTTGTTCACCTTGAATACCCTGGATACCTTGTTCTCCTTGAGGACCAGCCGCACCAGTATCACCTTTTTCTCCTTGCTCACCTTTTTCTCCCTTAATATTAACAGGAGTAGGATTATCAAGACCACCATCATTAGTCCAACTAATAATACCGTCTTCTGAAACAAAAGGAGTGAAAGTAACACCATCAACACCAGTCCCTCCACCACCATCACCAGAACCATCTTTACCCTTTAAGTTAGGAGTATCAAATTCATCATCTGCGGTTTTGATAGTAAGAACATATTGACTAGAATTATTAGTCTTTACAACAATAGAAGGAGAAACACCATCTTGACCTGCGGGACCCGTTGCTCCCTGGCTACCAGTATCTCCCTTTTCACCTTTCTCACCTTGAGGTCCTTGCTCTCCTTGGGCACCATCCGCACCTTTTTCACCAGTATCACCTTTAGGACCTTGAGGACCAGTATCACCTTTTAATTCTGCCTTTTGTTCTGGAGTAAGGTCATCAAAACTAATAGTACCATCTTTACCGTCTTTACCTGGGGTTCCATCTAAACCAGCTGGACCCTGTAACATATATAAACTAGCAGCCTCGTCCATTAGGGGCAAGTCCGCAATTACTTTCAATATTTGCTCAACAGAAACACCATAAGCTGTAGCTTCTTGAACATTGCTACCTATTGATAATTTTACATCATAAGTACCAAGTTCTGTTGTTTCTTCTGTATAACCACCTTGTCCATCAGGAATATAAGTAGTTTGAATTTTTGTAATAGTTTTAGTTTGCATTTCTAATTACCTTCACCTTTCTATTCTTATTCAACATAGAAATAGTTGATTTAGAATATCCATCAATAAAGGTTTCATCAATAGTAGAAGCATTAGAACTTGAAATGCCCTCGTTGTTAAGCCTATTGTATCTCTCAATCACCATCTGAACAACTGCATTATCAAGTTTTTCATTATACTCGCTCAAATTGCAATACTGATAGGCTTCATCTTTACACATTTCAACTAAGGCATCAATTTGTGCGGTATGTGCGGTTTGCCCTACTAAAACAAGAACTTTTTCATTTATTGTCATGTTTTATTCTCCTTATAACTTGATAAAAAAATAAAGCCCCTAGGGTTATTGTTCCCTAGGGGCATAATTGCTAGGGATTAAGAATTAGGCTTCAGCCCCACCAAGTGTAATCTTAACCACCTTATTAGCATTGGTTAAAGCAACTACAGCGACTTTACGGATGAATACTTTGTTGTTACGAGTATCTGCATCTCTTTCTTGCTCAACCTCTGTGTCTTTCTTAATGAAGACAGTAACAGCTTCCTTAGTAGCAAGATAAGCCTCACCCGCAGTAACAGCTTTGGAAACGATTACAGGAACACCTGCAACAGAACCAATATAACCAGTGCGTGCGAAACCTTCACTATACTTAAGGTCATCACCAAGAGATTTACGGAAAGCAGCTTTGTCAGTAGGAGAGATAAGTAAGAATAAACCAGACTCATCTTCTGTATCTAACTTAGCAATAGCATCAACAATAGTATCAAAGTTAGCTTTACCAGAAACAGTTAAAGTAGCTTTACCAAATTCAGCGATTGCTTTCTTTGTGAAGTCATTAACAATAGTCTTAGCAATACCATCAAGACCAGCTTCAACAACCATTGGGTCAGTCATAGCCTGCTCATCGTAGTATTGGAATCTACCCTGAGTAGTCTTAACTTCATATTCAGCAGTAGTGAAGCTAACACCAATATCTCCAGTATTTCCTTTACCCATCTCAAGGTCTTCAACATCACCAGTTGCCTTGTAGGTATTAATCTTTTTCTTCATACCAGCGGATTCAACCATGCTAGTATCAACAGTCATATAATTAGACAAATCAACAGAAGTAGCTAAAATGTCTTCAATTTTATTAGCAAGAACAATGTTCTCATATACAGTG